ATAGAACCAGAAGTTCTAGAAACAGCATTACGTTGAGCAGATGTTGCAGCACGAGTGACCAATAGATTATTGGTATAAGATAGGAAGTTTGCTGCAGTGAAGAAAGATTGAGCAGTAGCGTCATTTGGTTTTCCGAAACGCTTAACCAATTCATTTTCAGAACTAATAGCTACTGGGGACAAAACTGGACCCCACTGGAAAACACCAGCAAAAGCACCTGCTGTGCTAGATACTGCTGGAACGATGGAAGTTAAATCTTTTTCTGTGACTGCAACGCCAGGGCTAAGTTGGAAAGGCATTGTTATTCTCCTTAATTACATGTTATTCTGTGTTTTGCTTCGAGGAGCAATTGAAAGCACTAAATTATTTATTGAAAACACGATTTCAAAAATTCAAAAGTGGTTTCTCTCTTGTATCTCCATTATCAAAAAAGCCAAATGGAGTCAATTCTTCCTCCATAGCCTGTATCTTTTTCTCATACATAATCTGTCTTAGGTTCACATTATTTAGGTCTTTAAAATAGCTGGTACTTGTCATCCAACTAAACAGAACCAAAGACATGACTAAGTCATCATGATACCCTTCATCAGCCTGATAAGAAGTTCTCTTTTCAATAAAGGTAGAGATCTCGGAGATTATATCGGCATCTTGAATAATATATTTGTTCTCTTCTACGAGAGATTTAAAATTGTGACATCCAGTACGCTTGACTTTCTTATCAGTATTAACCCCAAGTTGGGTTTGTCCTCCACCAAAGCCACCTGTAATAGTTTGCATACCAGTACTTCTATTTACAAAAACCAAGTTTTCATACTCTAGTTCATGGTGTAAAATGTATGGTACTTGTTCGCTGGAATTTATCTCAACTAGAACAAATGCCTCATTAAATTTCATTGCAACCTGATGAATTACGTTCGGGTATAGAAGTGGGCTAATATCATTCTTGCGATACTTACCGACCAATTTATATGGAATCTCAGTGATATCTGTAATGGTAAACGCTGAGTAGTCGCCACCAACACCCTTTGCAGTATCCGCAACAAGAACATAAGTATGTCCCTTAATTGGATGCTCATAAATGTCCAAGCCATCTTTGCTAAACACTGGAACTGCAACGGACATCTTGGCAATAACATCAGCGTTAATCAGAGTCAAGCTGGAGCCAAGGAATTTACATAGAACCTCTTGGTTATACTTCAGTTCGCCGAGCATCGCTTTCTGTTCAGCAGCCCATTTCTCATCACGACCAGGAATTTCCCAGTAAGGGATAAAGCAGTTTACGAAACCATTACGTCCATTCTCAGCATCATTCCAGAATTTCCAGAAGTGGTTATAGCCTAGCGGAGTTGAACTTAACAGAATCTTGGTTGTTTCACCAGCAGAAATAGTTGGGTAGACAGAAGTGAAGAATTCTTCGGCTACGTTGTTTGGAATAATCGCAGCTTCGTCAACATACAATAAGTTAACAGACTTACCACGAATACCAGACTTACCAGTCGCAGCAGTAAAAACTTTAGAGCCGTTCTCTAATTCGATGTCACCCTTGTTCCAAGTAGTAACACCTTGCTGCATCCACTGAGGAAGCATTTCATACATGGTTTGGTAACGATCCAAAACTTCACGAGCAGCTGTCGCTTTGTTAGCTAGAATGGCTACGGTTTTATTAGATTGGAATAAGGTATACCAAAGAATATAAGCTGCGGAAGTGGTCGTCTTACCCTGCTGACGACCTTCCATCAAAATAACCCTGCGGTTCTCGTGGATGATTTTTAGCTTTTTCTTCTGGCAATCATACAGTTTAAATAACTGAAGACCATTATCTAGCGTAACGATTTGGCAATAATTCTCAACAAAGTAAATATAGTCTTCAGAACATCTAACATATTCTTGAATTTGCTCTGGAGTGAACTGGACGCTAACTCCAGCTGCCTTTAAATTCGCATTAGCATTATATACTTGTGCCATAATTAGAAATCAAATTCCCAGTTTTCTGAGTTTACTGTTGATGTAGTTACATCGCCCTCAGCTGTATAAATTCTATTCGGGTTGCTGAAGTCTTCATTCTGACCAACATTAACACCAACTTGTTTAATAATATTCTGACCACTAACTGGTCCAAACAACTGAGTCTTTAGGGTGAAGTTTAATGTGTGAGTAACAAATCTTCTTGTTTGAAAATCACCATCATAATCATCTTGAACAGAGACGCTATTCAAAATTACTGGAACATCTACGACGATATTCATATCGTCTACAACTTTAAGTTGTATAGTATATTCAGGTGTAAATGTTGGCAGAATTTGTTCTAAGATTTGTAGTCCGTCTTCTTGAGTCTTAGATAGAATATACAGAGATATGTCTACGTTGTATGGAACTGGAGTATAAACAAATGACATACTGTCAGAGCCTGAACCACAAGTCAACTTCTGCATTCTATTTACTTTTCTTGCAGGATCATAAGAATAGCTTGTAATCTCAAATGACATTCTTGGAAGAGAAACGTATGTGTGTCCTTCCAATGTTGGGTCAGAGTCAATTCTAACTAACCACTTTTCTTTTGGTGCGTATGCAAGAGGAACTTGCAATCTTTGTATGGTTTCCCCATTAACAGAATCGCCTTGCTTACGGTCAATATAAATGCTGCTGAACAGACGACCGAAACCTACAATCGTTTTTCTGATTATACCATGATAATAAACATTACTGTCAAGCATTATTTGACCTCACCGAATGGGTTGTTGTCATTAAAGAAAAAGTCTTGGCTCTCTTCTTTAAATTTATTGTTATCGCCGAATGAATCTGGTTTATCAATATTAGGTTGAACAACTGCAACTGCTTGTGCACCAGTTCCACCGCCACCACTAATAGTGACTGTTGGAGCGATTTGATATCCTTGACCACTCTCAGTAACATCGATAGAAACGACTTGTCCGTTGGAAACTACTGCAGTAGCAGAAGCACCGAAACCTTGCGACGCTAAGAATGTTACATCAGGTACGCTGGTATAACCAGAACCACGATGAGTTACTTCAATAGAAACAACACTTCCTGGATTGCGAGTAGTATTTGTATTGAATGTTTTAAGTGTTTCGAACGCATCTATTTCAGCGTGTCCAGTATCAATTGCTTCAGAAGCATACTGGAACAATTCAACTTGTAGTTTGTAAACATACAGTTTACCCAGCTGATAGAATGGGTCTTGGTGTTGAACGAATTTAATCTCGAACAACCCTTTAGATAGTGGGAAGTAGATTAAGTCGCCTTCGTTTGGTCTTGTAGGAATTGTTGTAACCCCAAAGCGACCAACGAACTGTTCCCAACGTCTGCGAGCAACTACTAGAGTTGCAGACTGCTCCATCATCAAACCAAACTTCTGAATGAACGCACCCTGTCCAGCAAAGTTATCTACGTTCTCGAAGTACATCTCGATAGGGAAGGCAGACTTAAATTGTGATAGACGATCCTCACCAAGAATCTCGTCTTTGGAAACTAATGTTCTTGGGATATACATAACCTCTTGTCCATACATACGTAGAGACTCGATGATTAGGTCTTCAATTAGGTACTGTTCATTTCGTGTACCATTAGAAAAATATACATTAGTTGTTGTCATGCTTATCCTAGGAAGAATTCAAGTGGAGCAGATTTAGTCATTAACTCATCTTCCAACTCTTTGATTTCTCCTGTAGCTTCGTCATACAATTTATCACCATCCAAAGTGACACCACCTGGAAGTTGAATGCCTGAAAACTTTTTAATGTTTGTTGCCCATTGACGTTTAAATAGCGCAGTTACATAGTGTTTTAACCATGCTTCGTTATACACTTTAGTGAACTCTTGTGGATCGAGAACACGATAAGCCTCAACAACAACTAAACTTCCCAATGGAAGATCTTGAGACCAGTTACAGTCGATATACAAACGATCTTGCATTCTGTTGAATCTGAACAGCTGTGGACCATTCAATTCAAAATCGAGCAAAGAGATATGGTTCATAACCATCTGATAGTAGATGATTGATGTAGAAGTTAAGTCATACAGATCGTGCAGACGCAATTGATATTGCATGTCAAACAAATTCTTTGTAGAAGATGCTTGAGTTACTGGGATAACTCTTGTGATGCCGTAAACCAGAGAGTTGATTGGGATATACTTGTTGTCAATATCAGTTTGAGTGATAGCGTGTTTTAAGTAAACACGCTCGACACCTTCATAGTGATACTGTCTCCAATATTCAAGAGCTTCGTCTATACGATCTTCTAATTGATCCTCATCTACGTTGATCTCAACTACAGGTGCGCCCAGCGATCTAAGCGCATACTGTTTTAATCCTTCTCTTGAGCTGACTGCCATTTATTATTCTCCAAGTTTTGCTTTAAGAGCATTAACTTCAGCGCTAAGTTCTTGAACTGCCTTAATTAGAACAGAAACCATCTGAGCATAGTTAACTGACTTAGTACCTTCTTCATCTGGGCTAGTATGAACGAACTCAGGAATAATCTTCTCAACTTCTTGAGCAATCAAACCAATTTCGTGTTTGCCGTTATTCTTCATATCATACTCTACAGAGCGTAACTGAAGAACTGTATCTAAACCATATTTAGAGTCAACAATGTTGTCTTTTAAGCGAACGTCAGATACTTGTTGGAAGTTATTTGCTAGGATACCAGCAGAGTTATAAGTTTGAACCCAACCTGATTGAGTAGCGTAAATACCGACAGCGTATGTTGCGCTATACCAACCAGCATTACCGTTAGAACGGAACCAACCATCAGTGCCGTTAGTGTAAGCATCAGCACCTTGCAGGTACTTAGAGTAGTAAGTAGATGGTGTATAACCAAGAGCAGTAGTAACGTCACCAGAAGTCAACGTAACAGCGTTGGCACGTCCGTTGAACGTAGTAACCATTGCGTTACCAAGATATGACCACTGAACGTCAGTACCATTGGTTGTAAGAACATAACCAGATTGTCCCGCAGATTGAGAAGGTAAAAGATTAGTTCTTGCACCCTGTGCAGTAGTAGCACCAGTACCACCATTACCGATAGCAAGAGTGCCAGTAACACCTGGAGAAATATCGGCAGATCCGTTGAACGAAGCAGCGGAATTGCTTCCAAGGTTAGTAGTAATATTACGTGCAGTCTGTAGAGTAGTAGCAGTAGAAGCATTACCACTCAATGCTGCAGTAACAGTACCTGCAGAGAAGTTACCAGAAGCATCACGGAATACAATAGTAGAACCAGTGTTAGCGCTAGTTGCGTTGCTAGTTACTGTGAAGGTTGCTGCACCAGATCCGTTGTAAGTAGTAGAACCACTTAAACCATTACCAGATGTATTTGTAGTAAATGTAGCAAGAGTACTACCAAGAGCAACACCAGAAATTGTGTTGTTTGACAATGCGCTGTTTGGGATATTGGTGAATGTATTGCTCGCACCAGACATTGTCTTGTTAGTCAATGTATCTGTTGTAGCACGACCAACCAACTGGTCAGTTGCAGCTGGTAGAGTTAAAGTACCAGAAGCTGCAGCTGTAGAAACGATTGTTGTAGCACCACTTGTAGAACCATTCAAAATCAAGTTCGTACCGAATGTCGCTGCGCCAGTAACACCCAAAGTGCTAGAAAGAGTAGTCGCTCCAGTAACACCTAGAGTACCACCAACAGTAGTGTTTCCAGTGATAGCGCCAGTACCAGCAACATATAGAGGCTTGTTTAGTTCCCAACGATCGCCACTAGAAGCATAAATGATAGTAGCGTTAGCGCCTGCAACAGTTAAACCAGCACCATTGGCTGCTGCAGCAGTTGCAGCGTTCTTAGCAACAGTAATGTTCAAGTCAGCAACATCAAGAGTTGTAGCGTTAACTGTAAAGGTTGTGCCAGATACTGTCAGGTTACCAGAAATAGCTAGGTTGTTATTAACAGTTGTAGTGCCAGTAGAAGCACCA